CAGGTACTATAGACATGATCACTCTCGCACCAACGCATCACCACGTGGCGATCAGGAAGAATACAGCGGCGCTAAGACACTGCAAGGCTCACTCGACAACACTGAGAACATGGTGTTCGCCAACGTCAGCGCGCTAGTACCAATGTTGTTCACTAAGAACCCCGATGCTGAGTTCACTACTGAGGACAAAGAAGATCAAGAGCAGACACGCATCGCTGAAAAGCTAGTCAACATACTAGCAGCCAAGAAGACATCACCCGGTCTAAATCTCAAGCGCAAAGTGAAGCGCAACATCGTTAGCACATCGCTGTGCAACGTCGGTTGGTTTGAAGTTGGCTACACGCTGCGTGAGCAGTCATCAGAGGCAGCACTAGAAGAAATCAAGATACTCAGTGAGCAACTAGAGAAGGCTACAAGTCAGAAGGACATCAAGGAGTGTGAAGGCAAGCTGCTTGCGTTGGAAGAAACCATTGACATGCTCACACCATCAGGACCGTGGGTCAAGGTGCGTAGACCTGATCAAGTCATTGTCGATCCTACTGCTACCGATCTAGACCTCAGTGGCTCATGCAACTGGGTGATGATTGAAGACCTCATGTATACTGCACTGCTCCGTGCACGATATGGACGTAAGAAGCCTGGTACAGAGGAATGGGAGAGTGTCTTCTCACCTACCAACGTCATTAAGGCTGGTGTTAGTCCAGACCAAGGTGACAGAGGGCAGACAGACAACTTTCAATTGTTCAGTTACTCTACAAGCGAGCACACCAAGTACGGCTACGCAGACCAACGCGCATTCCTTGCAGCGCAGATGACAAAGGTGGTCTATGTGTGGGACAAGACTACCAGACGAGTTGAGTTATACAACTGTAACGACTGGTGTTATCCTCTCTGGGTATGGGATGATCCCTACTCACTTGATCAATTCTTTACAGCGGTGCCAATGGAGTTTCATACCGACCCTATTACAATGTACGCCAAAGGTGAAGTTACATATTATCTCGACCAACAGGATGACTTGAACATCATCAACAATGAGTGGGCCAAGGTACGCAAGTTCGCTGCTGGTAAGATCGCGTATGACAAGAACTCACTCAAGGACGGCTCGGTGTTGGAGAGCTTGATAGCTGGTACAAGTGACACTAACGCACTCGGTGTAGACTTGCCAGAGGGTAAGAAGCTGGGCGATGTGTTAGGTGCACTACTGCCACCTAGTGCAGACGCGATCAAGTTCTTCGACAAGAAGCCTGTGCTAGAAGCCATTGACCGCCTGTCAGGTGTTACATCAGTACAACGTGGTGTGGAGTACAAGACCAACACAACGAACAGAGCCATTGAGAGCTACGAGAGCCAAGTACAGACACGTGCAGATGAGAAGATGGATGCTATCGAGGATAGCGTCGGCACAGTGTTGTGGCTAGTTGCACAGATGTGCATGCAGTTCATGAAGCAAGATGAAGTTGCTACCATCGTCGGTGACGAACTTGCATCTAAGTGGAAACAGATAGACGCACAGACGATCCAGAAGAAGTACACACCGCGTGTCGTAGGTGGTAGCTCACTCAAACCTACGTCAAGAGCGAAGAAAGAGCAAGCACTGCAGATCAGTCAGATCATCGGCCAGTTCACACGTGCTACACCTATTGCTGCTGTTGTAGCCTTGAAGGTGTTGTCAGTCGCGTTCGACAACGTAGTGGTCAGTCAGGAAGATTGGGAACTAATCTACAAAGGCATCATGAAGGAAGCTGCCGCACCACCGCCTGAGCAGATCGAACAAGAGAAGATGGCTGAACAGGGCACGCAACAGAGTAGAGATCGCGTTGTGCAGATGGCGCAAGCACGTCAACAGGCACAAGGTGCTCAAGCTGGTGGCGGTGCAGGTAGTGCGCAAGGCGGTGGTGGAGATGAGATTGACAACATTGCTGAAATAGTGCAGCAAGTAGCTCGACTTATCGACGGATTGCCACCTGAAATCAAGCAAACACTCGGTGTGCAACTCGCACGTGGTCGTAGTGTAGCTGATATAGCTACACAGATGATACAACAGATGCAACAAGGTGCTGTTGCGTAGTAGGAGGCTACAATGCCAGAAGACAAAGACCTCATGTCGCAGGTTGGCGAGAGCTTTGGTATCAAGGATGATGCACAGCAGCCACAAACAGACGACACAGGCGGTGATAGTGGTCAGTTAGAGCCACAAGACCTACAAAATCAGCCGCAGCAGCCTCAAGATGCACAGCAAGGCGGCGGTGAGCAGCCAGAAACAGGCTCAGATCGTCATCAGCCACGCAAACAAGACGACAAAGAGCAACTGTTTACAGATAAACCGCGCAAAGGGCCGCGTGGTGAGCTACTTGACAAGGCTGGCAACATCGTCGCGACTACTAGGCGCGAGAAACAGCTAGCCTACAACCTCAATCGTGCGCAGTACGCTGCAAATCAAGCCAGCAGGCAACTGCGGCAGATGCAGACACACATGCAGCACTACCAAGCCATCGACAACGTGATGAAGCAGAACAACTTGTCGCCGCAGATGGCACAAGAGGCGCTGCAACTGCGTGCGATGGCAGAGAAAGACCCAATCAACGCAGTTCGTGACATCGTTGCACGTGTTTTGTCAACTGGCGTCACGATGGAGCAGCTATTTGGCACTGATGCTGTGCCAGCTATCAACGCGAGCATCATTACGAACGAACTTGACCGCAGATTAGGTCCAGTCGAACAGAAAGCACGTGCAGAGCAGCAACAGCAGCAGCTTGACGAGCGTGCACAAGAGATGATGGAGAAATTCATCGTCGATCACCCACATGCTGAAGTGCATGGTAGTGAAATCAGTGGACTAGTGTCCAATCACGGTCTTTCACCGGAGCGTGCGTACTTTGAGCTACGTAGTTGGGTAGAGCGCAGAGGTTTCGACTTCACATCACCACTTCGACCACAGATCGAGGCCGCTATGAAGCGCCAAGGTGGCGGTGATAGAGGTCAGCCTACGCGACGTGTGCAACAGCCAACGACACCCGGCAGTATGCGCGGTGTAGCACCTAATGGTAGCGTTCCAACGCACAGAACAGACAACTCGCGTGGAGACTTCAAGAGCAACACGCCTTGGCGTGATATTGCTAGTGCAGTGTTCACAGAACTCAACAACAAGTAGGACACATCAACAATGCCCGTACTCCAAAACGTCCTTGCGACGACACTTGAGCGTTCGCGTAAGAAGCTCATTGTCGCCGCTATGCAGAGTAACGCGCTCATGGCGTGGTGCTTCGCACGTGACCGCATTGAGAACGAACCAAGCGGTTACAACATCACCAACCCGCTGTTGACAGGTCGCAACCCGACAGTTGGCAGTTACAGTTACTATGACAGCTTGCCAGTGGTGCAGACGCAAGAGTTCATCAAGCTTGAGTACCGTTGGTCGCGTATTGCTGGTACTGTCATCATCAGCAATCAAGAGGAAGACGAGAACAAGGGTGAACAGGCATCTGTCAAGTTGCTGCAGGGCAAGCTTGAAGCACTTGAGATGTCTATCAAGGAGAAGTTCTCCATCTACCTCTATGGGCTTGGTGGCGGCAATGATCCGAATGGACTTGCTATACTTATACCTGACGATCCTACCACTGGATCGCTCGCTGGTGTTGATCGTGCGACTGAAGTGCAGTGGCGTCCAAGCAGCTACGATTTCGCTGGCACGCTCAACGCGAGCAACATCGAAGAAGCATACGACGATGTGCTACTCGACCTCAAGCAAGGCACAGAGCGTCCTAAAGTTATCATTGCTGGACGTAATCACTATCGCCTGTATCGTGCTGCGGTACGTGCGAAGCTCACTATCCCGCTCAACAATACGAGCGCGGGCAAGCGCATGATGGACTTGGGCTTCGACGGTGTGTCGCACAACGGTGTGCCGATCATCTACGATGAAAGCTGCCCTGTTGATCGTGCCTACTTCCTGAATGACACCTACCTCCGTCTGCATATCCTCGGTGACAACAACATGAAGAATGTTGATCTCACTGCACCGTGGACTATCGACGGTTATGGTCAGCGTGTCATCACTCAGTGTCAGTTCTGCACGTGGAAGCAGTACCGCACACACGCAGTCGTCAACGACTAGTCACCCACTTATACGCTGTATAGCAGGAGTTACAAATGGCAAGCGAACCGACACCTGTCGTTAGTTTCAACGAGCGACCAATGCAGGCGCTCACTATGGATGAGCAGCGCAAAGCTGTGCCTGCATACACTGTCGAACCGATGAAACGTAAGACTGTTGTGAATAAGACAGTCAAAGACGAAATCGGCTTCCGTGTTGTACCGACAGAGATCGAAGTCGAAGGCTACATGGTTCGCACGCTGCGTGGTGATAGTGTGTTCCTTCAACATGCTGACATCGTGAGGATGAAGTTGGATCGCAATCTCGTACCGCTGTTGTACGAAGGTGGCGACGATACGCCAGTTGGAATGCAGCCTGTGAATGCTGCATTGTCGAGTAAACAGAAACAAGCTCTCGACCTTGTGACGCAGCTTCTAGAGAGTGACCCTAAGATGGTCGAGAAGCTGCTTGCAGCTAGAGAGCAAACTCAAGAGGACAAATAACTATGGCTGTTCAAGTCGCCGTTCCTGCGATGCGTCGCATCAATCACCGCGTAGCTGACATGATGTATGCGGCTGATGTTGGTGTTGACGGTCTGTGCACTGTTGACATTCCTGCGTGCGTTGCTGCGAATGCAACCGCGATCATGAATGCACAGTCAATTGCTACTGCTGGCTCCGCTGCGCCTGTAGTTCTGTTCACTGACTTGTTGATGGGCCGCTATGGTCGCAACCTGACTGTCGTTGCAAGTGGCACTGCTACTAGCAACGTCACCATCACAGGCTACGACTATCTCGGTCAGACAATCAAAGAGAGCTTCACTCTCACATCAGCAACTCCTGTAGTCGGCAAGAAGATGTTCAAGGACGTGTCACTTGTCACCTTCGGTGCGACTGCTGCTATCACGATCAACGTCGGTGTTGGCGCTGTGTTGGGTGTGCCTTACAAGGTGCTCCACACTTCGCTGATTGGTGAGTTGACCAGTGATGTGGCTGCATCTGCCGGCGCTCTCGTAGCTGGCGTTGTAGCGCAGACACTCACTAGTGGTGATCCGCGTGGACAGTATACGCCCGCAGCGGCACCTGACGGCACACGTTGGTATCGCTTCACGTGTGTTGTAGATCGCAGTAACTTGCACGGTAGCGCGCACGTTGTTGCGTAGTCCTATCCCACGCCGTACTCGTGATGGGGTTCGATGGTGGTAGGATTGAGTAGCCTGCGTGTGTCTCGACGCACACGTAGGCTGCTTACCATACACAACAGGTAGCAGCTATGATTACATTCGGTAACATCGTTACGAAGGTGTTGCAACGGCTAGCTTTGGTTGAAGGGCTTGACGCACAAATCTACGCAGAGCCACGCATTGCGCTCGCTGTGCAGCACAAGTTCGACATGTTGTTTAGAGAATACTGGCTACCTGAATATACAACCATTCAAGAAGAATACACACTCGACGGTGCCACAGGTGTAATCACAGGTGATCTGACCAATAAGTTAGTCGATTGGCGCGATCTACACTCTGTCATGTGGGAAGGCTCACCTAAGCCGTTGCCACGCGCACCACTCAACACACGCGACATCGACATCAGCTACCCTAGCATTAGAGCATTCGCTACCAATGCAGCGAAGATGTTCAAGATACTGCCAGCTACTACATCAGGTAAGGTGTGGGTGACATACCGCACCAAGCCTGATGACTTTGAGGATGATGGAGATGTTATACATCTAGACACGCAACTACTACTGCTAGGCACGTGTTGGGACGTGCTAGAAGACGATGGCACCAATCCGGGTGCGAGTGACAAGTTCAAGATGCTGTTCCAAGACGCACTCAATCAGTTCAACAGACAAGGACACAACATACCACTAGACACCATTCCTACTACACGTTCAACTGTCAACAGGTGGATGTAGTACAATGGTGCAGATGCTCACACGCGCACAGAAGCCTCTCGGTAGGCCGAAGCAAGCAAGACCAACTGCCAAGCTACACAACACTACAATCAGAGACTTCGGCGGCGGGCTGAACGTAGTTGACAGCGAGCAGAACCTGACAAGCAAGTTCTCGCCTGTGTTCGATAACATGGTTACGTACACAGACAGGCGAGCAGGTCCGCGCTTCGGCTATGAGATGTGGCTCAAGTTGAAGCAAGGCGCTGTTAGCAGTGGTACTGGCGTCAGCATTACTATCGGTACTACTGTTCAATCACGCATCGTTGTAATCAATTGGGCAGCGCATCCGTTCACAGGCACTGGCTTCGAGCACGTCACTATCTCTGGGTGGGATACTACGTTCCAAGATATAGTGCCAGAGATGATGAACCGCACGCACGGCATTAGGCGTGTGATTGATGTCAACTCATTCGAGATAGTGCTTAGCAACTCTGCTACTGGCACTGGTACGAGTGGTGCTGACGTGATCAACTGGACACGTGACGAGCACATGCTCGGTGGTGAGCCTATCGAAGCGAAGTACTTTGCCAACTACGTAGTCATCTGGACTAGTGTTGGTGAGATACTGATCGTTGATAGGAACAAAGGCGTACAGCGTATATGGTCACAAGCTGTTGCATTCTCGCTAGCAGCTAGCCCGATCGCATGGACACATACTGAGTTGATTGCCAGTGACATCTTCGGCAAAGAGTTGATCTGCAGCAATGGACGCGATAAACCGCTGACGCTAGACTTCACGCGCAGTGTAGGTCAGTGGGTGTTGTATCTAGTCGATCCGGGCAACGCAAGCAGCAACGACAAGGTGCCAGCCTTTGATGCGTGTAAGTCTGCATTCAGGTTCTTTACTATACACGACACAGAGCCAGCCACACTGCCAGAGCATGCAACAGAGATACGCATCGCTGCTAAGGACACCGCTATGGTGTTCAGCGATGCACCCAATCCTGCCGACGCTGTTGACATCAACATGAGCAAGATCACTGCCAGCCCTGAGCAGACAGTGAGAGCGTTCGCAGTCATCAAAGATGCAATACTAGTCATCACGCCTACGGCTACAACGATGATGAAGTACAACATCTACACCACCGATGGCAAGCACGATCCACAGCCAGTAGACACTCTCAACGGCTTCGGTACTAGTGCACCGCGCACGGTCGTTGAGATTGGTAGCGACGTGTTCATGGTTGACTACAACGGTGTGCCATCTGCTAAGTTGTCATCAGTTAGCAACGCCATCGTGCCTGAAAGAGTGAGCAACTACGTCGAGACGATGTTCAGTCAACACATTGGCAGGCTGCGTAAGGAGACAATGCGATTGAAGGCGTTCGGCTTCTACGACAGCAAGAACAAGAGTGTGCACTTCTACTTGCCGAAGTTCGACACAGAAGACGTTCGTGAGTTACCTAGTGACCCGTTCTTCTTCGATACTGACATGGCTGCTAATGAGTTCACGAAGCGCAGTCTCATAGTGCGCATGGAAGATCATCATCTAGAAGTCGGTGATACAGTCAACGTGTCAGGTGCAGTTGGCTTTGGCGGTATTGACGCAGCAGACATCAACGACACACGCACGGTTATCGCTGTGTTGGGTGACAGCTATATACTCATGTCTATAGGCGTAGACTTACCATCATCGCCACCACAGACAAGCATCAGCGGCGGTGGTACTGCTGTAGTCGTACGACCGATCATCGACGGCTCGATTGGCTACATCTATCACTACGTACCGCAGTTGAAGCTGTTCGCATGGTCACGGTTCAAGACATCTAAGCCTGATGCAGTTGATGTACTAAGGTTCAACTGCGGCTGTGGCACTGTTGAAGGTCGTGCGTTCCTATTCACACCTGACGGCCACATGATGCGCTATGGTAGTCCTGATCACCACATACATGCTGACTGGCTCGGCATGTACGACCATGCATCGTGGTTGAGTGGACAAGCGTACACTGCTGGCGAGCGTGTATACGATGCAGTAGATGGCACTGTGTATAAGTGTCTAGAAGGCGTGTCAACAGTAGCCGCGGACTTCGCTACAGCACGTGCACTAGAACCTGATAGCTGGGAGGAATACAAAGGTGAAGCGATCAACTTTGAGTGGGAGTTGCCTTGGAGTGACTTCGGTGCTCGACAGTCTACTAAAGGTGTACGCTTTGCACACATAGACGCGAGTGGTGAGGCACAGTTCACACTCAGTTTGTTCGCTGACAACATCTACAAGAATGCATCAACAGGGCAACTACTGCCAGCTAGGCAGTTGACATTCGTACCGAATGAAGCAGGCGCGTATGGCTACGGTACACAGGTCTACGGCGCTGGTCGTCGTACTAGAGAACAGAAGCTATGGCAGATGCCTATGAACCTGAAGCTGCTTAAGGCTCGCATCAGTGGTAGTAGTACACAGTCGTTGAGCATCAATGCAATGAGTTTCATGTATCACCGTGGCAGTATGGTGCGTGGATGAGTTATACACAGTATAAGGACTTGACAATTACACACACATATGCTACGCATTACCATTCCGAGGGTGGTGGGTGGGGTAAGTATACACATACACTCTCTCAAATAGCCCGTTGGCTGCATAGCCGCTGTAAATCGGTGGCTTTGTGATGGTAGCCAACATTCGTGGTTATACTCCTAACTACGGTTTCAAGCTCATCAACTTTGACACGCCACGTTGGCATACTCTTGAGTATTCCAACTGGAACATGGTCGATGGTATCTTGTTGGCAGGTGGCGTGCCATCTATGCGTGGCGCGTGGCAGAACAATACACTGTACTTAGTTGGTGAACGTGTATTTGATGAAGATACGAGTGCTATCTATAGATGTCTAGTAGAACACACGAGTGCTCTCAACGGTCCATTCATTGATGATAGAACAGCCAATCCTACTTACTGGTCATTACAACTAGCAGGCACTCCTGTATTCCGCGGCGAGTGGTTGTCAGGCGCTGTGTATGTGCTAGGTGATATAGTATCAGTTGATGATTATACATTCTATATAGCAGTCACACCATCGCACACGTCGAGTGCAACATTTCCGCCTGATGCTCTCAACTGGCAACAGGTCTTCGACGCTGCTCAAGTAGTAGCCGATGCTGAAGCTGCCGCTGCATCTGCATTCGGTCATGCTAACGCTGCTGCTGCTAGCGCGGCTGCTGCGTTGACGAGTGAGAACAATGCTGAGACTGCTGAGACTGATGCAGAGAGTTGGGCTGAGGATGCTCGTGCTGCACAAGGCGCATTCAGGTTTGCATTCAATGACAGCATTGCAGTAGCTGATCCTGCAACTGGCCGCATTGGCTTCAACAACGCGCTGCCTACATCAGCCACAGAAATCTTCATCAGTGCGCAGAGCGGAGAAGTTGGCAATCCTGATGTGTCTAGTTGGATTGTGACGTGGGATGACAGCACTAATCCGTTAACACGTGGTACAGTGCAACTACGCAAAGTAGGTGCACCTGAAGAATTTATGATCTTTGAATTAGTAGGTAGTATCGTAGACAACGGCTCATGGCTTAGACTTCCTGTCAGCTATGTTTCGCACTCTGGCAGCTTAGCAAACGCTGAGCCTATTAGCATCGGCTTCGTACGTGCTGGCAACGCTGGTCCTACTGGCACCGGCGGTGGTGATATGCTTGGTAGCAACAACTTGAGTGATGTTGCTAGTATACCAACGTCGCGTAATAACTTAGGACTAGGTACAGCGCAGATACCTACATTCTCACAAGTGCTACTAGGCAATGCACCTAGTGCACCAATGCATGCGACTACTAAGCAATACGTAGATGCTTCGCCATCACTTTATATCAGCGACACAGCACCAGTAGGCGTGCAAGACGGTTCGCTGTGGTGGGATAGCAACAGAGGTACGTTGTTAGTACGCTACAATGACGGCGACAGTGTGCAGTGGGTGGATGCTGTAGCTGTACCGGGGTTTGATACTGCTGGCTTTGTTCAGAAAGCTGGCGACACTATGACAGGTGCATTGGTGTTGCCTGGTGATCCGACCTCTGCACTGCATGCTGTACCTAAGCAATACGTCGATACAAATCACATACGTCATCAGCGCGTTTCACTTGCAGGTTCAGCGCCATTCGTCATCAATGTACCAGTGACGGCGCAAGCAGTACGTATGACTAGTTTCGTCTCTATAGCAACACCTACAGGACAGTTTCCATTTGTGGAATTGGGTTTTGGTGGTGTGTATCCGCCTCTTGGTAGCTACGCTCTAAACGGGTTTCATCATATTGGTGATGGCGTAGCCGTTGTAGGATATTTGAACTATCTGAACATACCGGGAATGTTACCGACACCGGCCAATGAAACCGTCGGTGTTTACTGCCAGTTTGATGCCGCAATAAACGTACGACGCTTAAACACAGGTGCTCTGTTTCAGGGACTGTTTAATGGTGTTGCAATGACTATTGCTGGCTATACAGCAGTTTCAAAGTATTTCAACTTCCTTCAAGCAGCAACGGTTACTAACTTACAAGTTGATACAATACGCATCAATTCCAACATAGCAACACCATTTGGCGCAGACAGCTTCATTAATCTGGAGTGGTTGTAATGGGCTTCAACTTCCCCAACGCACCTACTATAGGCCAACTACACCCTGATCCTGCTACTGTAGGTGTGCCGCAGTATCAGTGGAATGGTAGTGAGTGGGTTACTCCTGCTTACAATCCGCTCGACTATGTGCGTAAGAGCGGCGATAGTATGACTGGTGCGTTGTTGTTGCATGCTAATGCTACCGCTGCACTACAAGCTGTACCGAAGCAACAACTTGAGACGTATGCTGCACCGTTTGATGCGATGGCATATAGCGGTATACAGGTGAATGGAGGTATGGAGGTCAATCAAGAACGCGGTCATAACAACGCAACTGCAATTAACGGTGGGCATGGTGCGGATCAATGGGTGTTATTCTTTACTGGTACTGCTACTGTCAACTTAGGTACGTATGTTTCATCGGTAATCAGTGCATTCCCACGTTTTCCGAATTATTTAGGAATGAATGTATCGGTTGCTCAAGCATCAATGGCAGCGAACGATATATATACGATTGCACAATCCATTGAGGGTTATCGTACAGCAAGACTTGCATGGGGTACAGCTAACGCACAGCCTGTTACAATCAGCTTTTGGTGTAGACACGCGAATGCCGGTACTCATGCTTTAGCTATTAGGAATAATGCCGCCACTCGTTCTTACGTTGCTACCTATACACAGAATGTCGCACAAGTTGATGAATATAAGACTATTATTATTCCCGGCTGTATTGATGGTGTTTGGGAGACTACTAATCTTGCAGGAATGAATTTGAACTTCACAGCAGCAGGTGGCTCTACATTCACCCCACCATCAGCAAACGCTTGGCACAACGGTAATTACGTTGTAGCACCCGGACAAGTGAACGCTGTTGCAGGTACAAGTGCACGATTGCGTATTACTGGTGTTACTGTTCTGTCTGGTACGCAAGGACCGACTGCTGCACAGTCGCCATACGTCATGCGTACGTATGATCAAGAGTTGTTAACATGTAGACGTTACTGGCAATTCATACCTAATGTAACAGTATGGTGTCCATACGGAGGACCAGATCAAGCATTCGGTGGTCCGATTAGTTATGAGGCTATGAGAGCTAATCCAACTGCTGCGCTTTCTAATACTACATATGGCAATGCTTATAATGGATCAGTAGTTAGTCCAGTTATAAGTACTGCTAATTTCTACGGAGTGATAGTTGTTACTGGCTCTGCTTATGTTATCACTGCGATAACACTTAATGCGAGGATGTGATGGCTGACTATAGGCTCACAGACACTGATATTGTGATCCGCACTAGCGATGGTGCGTTCATACCGAATGATCCTGCTAACCGTGATCGTGCTGAATACACGGCGTGGCTAGCTGCTGGTGGTGTGCCTGATCCTTATGTACCACTGCCAGAGCCGCCGCCGTATGTTGATCCTAACAAGCGCATTGACGATGGTATCACAGCAGCTATCGGTGCGGCTGAAGCTGTACGTGATGCAGTGCATGCGATACCTAGCAACTTCAACGCTACTAACTTCGCTGCGTTCTTGACACAAGCGAAGATACTTAGTGATGCGTTTGTAGCGATGTTGGAAGCGCAACAAGTACAACCGCCGCCATGATGGAAGTCATCGTCGCAGCAGCGGCGCAATATATAGTACTACAGACACTAGACGGACGCACAATGTACGTCAATCCGCGGCACATCGTCAGTACTAGTCAAGCAAAGGGTAAGTTGGTAGTAGATGCTGTGCAATGTGTCATCTACACTACCGATGGTAGGATCATCACTGTGGCTGAGAACTGCAACAGTGTCAAGGCGCGTATAGAACAACTCAAATAGGACAGGAGAGCACGATGATTGGAACGCTTATATCTATCATCCTAATGCTGATCGTGCTCGGTGTTATTATATGGGCCGTTCAACAACTGCTGCCGCTTGTACCACTACCTGAGCCGATTGGCAGGATCATCAATGTGCTAGTTACTGTCATCGTCGTACTTGTCGTAGTGTGGATCATCGCTGGCCTACTCGGAGTAGTGACACCTATGAGGCTATGATGCGTATCGCTCTAGTACTTGCGTGCTTGCTACTGAGTGGTTGTCAGATAACAGGCGGTAGGTGGGTAGTTGATGATGTAAGTCGTAAGTGCCGTGGTGGTGTGATCAACACAGAGAAGCGTATCACTGACACATATATCACAGGTCGCGTGAGGAATACTACAATCAGAACGGATGCGTGTTTGGACTAGCAGATGAAAGTCGAAGAACTACACACACCGTTGCACGCTGTTGATGTTGCTGAGTTAGCTCAACATCATCACGACGAATTTGGCGGTAGTCGTGAGTTCTCAAGAGATGCTGTTAGCCGTGCATGTTTCAACTGCATACTAGACAGACAACGTGAACAGGTCAACTGCTGGGTAGTATACGATGATGCAGATATACCTGTTGGCTACTTCGCTGGCACTATTCATCCTAGCTTCTACAGCGATCGTTTATACGCTGTACAAGAGATGTGGTACGTGCTGCCTAGAGTTAGAGGCACTAGAGCAGCAATCGAACTACTGGTACAATTTGAGCGTTGGGCTAACAATCACGGTGTTGAGCGCATCTATACACAAGTCGAACATGATGTTGATGCTGAGTTAGTAGAGCGCATCTTTAGGATGATGAATAAGTTAGGTTATAAGAAGCAAGGCTACATCGCTGTGAAAGTGACGAACAACAAACCAAACACACCGAAGTATGAGGACATTCACAATGATCGCACCACACATCGCACAGTGGGCGCTGAATAAGCGTAAGTCTGCTGGTGAGAATGAGGCGCGTGTGGCTGCGCATGTAGCTACGCACGTCGAGAGTGTACAGAAGAAAGCAAAGCGCAAGCCTCCTACTAACGAACGCGTGTTAGAGACTAAGGGTGGTGGTGGTTATCAACCGCCTCCGCAACCTAGCCCACGTGAGCTAGCTGAAGCACGCGATTGGGAAGCACAGCAAGAGTACGAACGTGAGCAACGCCGCGCTGATGCACTCAAGGAGCAGCAACGCATTGACAAGGAAGCAAGCGATGCTGCATGGAGTTCTAGCAAGGGTGCAGCATACACAGGTGCGTTGACAGGTGGTACTAATCGGTTGAAGTCGTTGGGCATTGAAGCTGGTGATCCATACGGTGTATATAGTGACTTCACCAATCGCCTCAACACTGCCAACGCAAGCCTGCAACCGGGCGCTGACTACTCAAGTGCGTTCGCTCCTACCATCCTTGATGAGATACTAGGCAGCGCGCGTAGTGGTCAACGCAACAAGTACCGCACTGCGTTCGAGAGCCAGATCAATCCCTACTACGCAGAGGACAGATTTGGTAGTACTGCAGATGACGCAATCTTGAACGCCATTCTAGAGGATCAATACGGCCAAGCTGCTGCCGATCTACAAGCTGCACGTGATCGCGGTCAGGCTAGCAACATCGTCTACGACAGAGCATTGAAAGACCTTGGCACTGCGCGCTCTACTGCCAACAGTGAGTTGCAGAACATCGGTGGTGGTGTGCTGTCTGACATCGTTGGTGACATCGGTACACGCAGACAGAGTGCACTCGACAGCGCGGCTGCATGGGACTTCGGTACTACGTACGATCCCAATCAGGAAGCTGGTCGTATTCGTAGCTACGCAGACGAACGTGGTGCAGGGCTTGAAGGTGCTATCCGTGGTGCTGTTGGTGGTCGTGAGTTCTTTGATGTCAACTCACTCATTGGCAAGGCTGCGTCACGTGCTGGCAATCAGACTACGCCAACTACTACAGGCAGTGCGCTGTTCGACACGTTCAAGAATGAAGCTACTAAGACCAATGAGAACGTGAAGGCTACCGAAGGCATCTTCTAAGGAATAGAGCGATGATGGACTTCGGCATAGGTGGTATAGCTAGCGGTGTGTTCGGCTTTCTCGGTGCGATGGAGAACGCCGACGCACAGCGCGAAGCTACGCAAGCCAATTGGGCTATCAACATTGCGAACATGCAAGCGCGTGAGCGTGAGCGCAATGAAGCTATCGCTATGTCCAACAAGCTGCGTGGTGAGCAGAAGCTAGGCACGACTGACATACGTGGTACGCGGACTAAGTTCGTACCCGGTCAAGGTTGGGTTGTAACAGGTGCGCCTGATCTACTTGAGATGATGAAGCTACAAGACGCAGAGCAGCGCAAGGTGCTGACTGAAGACTTGCCTATGCGTCGCTCTGTGATGAAGCGCAACTACACACGCGGGATAGAGGAAGAAGCACTAGCTGACACGTTCAGACGGCAGTTGATGAACAAAGCGCCAGTAGATGATGACGCTTATGCAGCAGACTTGTATCAAGCTATAGCAGGTGGCTTGCGTGAAGCTAGTGGTGATGCTGGTCGTCGAGTGTTCACACAAGCGATGCGCACTGGTCAGAACAGCAACTTCGGTGACGTAGCCACAGGTCTACAGCGTGCAGACAATGCTGCGTATGCCAATGCAGCACTGCAAGCGAAGCTGATGTCACGTGGTGAAGGTGAGAAGCGTGCGGGTGAGAGACAGAACAGACTTGCTAATCTGTACAACTTGTTCGCTACACGTGCGCAGCAACTGCCAGAGACGAACTACAAGCCTCAGACCATTGACGCAATGGGCACAGTGAGTGATGCAACTAAGCAAGCTATGCAAGCTGGCGAGTTGTCAACTAAGATGTCAGCTATGAAGGGCGGTGAGCTTGACTACATCTCGCCTAACTTCGGCTACGGCAATGCCATCTCCGCACTCGGTGGAGCGTTCAGCGGTATAGGTGGTGGTGGTAGTCGTGGTAGACAGCAACAGCAACAGCAGCAAGGTGGCGTACAAGGCTTCGGTGCTACAGGTGGTGGCGGTGGTTACGACGATATGTACATCAGCAGTCAGCACGATCTTGGCGGTTGGTAGTAGGTGATCAATGGCACGTGTCATCCCGTCAGGTATACAAGACGAAACAGGCCGCAACGCTAGGCAGAATGCTGCAAATGCTGCAGCACTGCTTCGTCTGTATAAGTCACTACAAGCACGGCGCGAAGAACAAGAGCGCAATGAAGCAATGCGCTTGCAGATGCTTGGATTGCAGCAGCAACATGCAATCGGCATGCAAGAGCGCAGTCAGCAACATGCGTATGATCTTGAAGATTACAGGTATGGTGGTGGTCGTAGTGGTGGTGCTGGTGGTCCTAATCTACTAGGTCCGGGTGCACAAGGTCTACCTGCTCCTGCTACTCCTGCACCTACTACAGCAGCGCCTGCAGCTAGGCCACCTGTGTTCAATCCTGGCATGATACCTGGCAGTGTTGCACCACTTACACCCGGTGATCAGTTCAAAGGCGCTACGCAGCAACCAACTATAGGCCCCAATCCTGATAAGTTCTCTGCACGCACAGGTGATGACACAGAGGCATTCTCTGCGCAGGCACGTGCACCTACTGCACCCGCGCCGACTAAGAGCGGTATGAATGTCAAGTCACCGTTGCCTAATGAGACATCTAGACGCACACGCCAACGTCCGCAGCGTGATGCGTATCTGCCGATTGATCCGCAGTGGCTTAGTTACATGTCACAGAAGGAGAAGGAGTACGGTCTGCCACAAGGTATGCTGATGACACTCTACGGCATGGAGAATGGCGGTGGGCGTAGTGTAGGCAAGAACCCTAAGAGCAGTGCGTACGGCTTGTTTCAGTTCACTGCAGACTTGCGCAAGGAACACGGCATCAGTGATCAAGATGCACTCAATCCCGCTATCATGATTGATCGTGCTGCTGCCAATCTACAGCGCAATCATGAAGTGCTCAAGACCAAGTTCGGTGTATCACTACCGACTACACCCGAAGCTATACCTATATGGTCTATCTTGCATCAGTTCGGTGCAGGCAACGGACCACGCATTGTAAAGGCGTTGGCTGATGGTCATGACACGCCGATGGCGCAAGTGATGATACCGAGTAAGAACAACTACCAGACACTTGTCAACAACGGCATCGACCCGATGACGAGTGTGAAGAACTTCGTAGGTCAGCACACACAGAAAGCGCGTAACTGGTTTCACTCTAGCATACAGCAGTTCCAAAATCCGAATAGAGAGCAACAGCCACAGCAACAAGAGCAACGTCCCCCTGCAGACATTCAAGGTGGTGGGCGTGGTGCCAATCCGCGACTGATTAGAGCAATCAGCGGTGGTGCATCACTTGCGCTGCCTGATGGTTATTCACTGCAACAGACATCAGGACATAGGCCGGGTGATCGTGGCTATCATGGTAGGCGTGAAGCTGCTGACTTTCAGATCGTCACACCTGACGGCAGGGCGATACCGAATAGGGGTGAAGATACAACAGGATTGTACACACGCTTAGCACGTGGTGTTAAGACGTGGGTTGCTGAGAATGACCCACAGCTTCGCATCAACTACGGCGGTGCTCATGGCACACAGAAGGGCGGTGGTGGTGTACCTGACTTGATGCACTACGACACCGGACCTGATCGCGGCAACATGCGTCCTGATGTGCGTATGTCTAGGTTGCCACTGCTTAGTGACGAAGAACGCAATGCACCTGTACAGCAAGCATCAGCACAAGCACCTACGCCTACACCACAAGTACAACCATTGCCACAAGTACAAGCACAAGCGCCTGATGTTAGTGTACAAGCTGCAACACTGCCGTCGCGTGGTGGCAAGGTGATTGGCAACACTGCGGCATTTGAGAAGCAGTACGGTGTACAACCACAGCCGTCTATTGCGTCGCTTGACATCTTCAGCCCGACACTTGCAGCTAATCAGCCAACGCAGCAACAGCCACCTACGTCTATCACGCCGAAGTCGAGCACACTGAGTGCACGGAGTGATCTAGAGTACGGCGCACAGCCTGCTACCGCTGATGTGCCTGCACCTATCGAACCACAGAGAAGCACGTTGAGTGCTCGCAGTGATCTTGACTATGGTGGACAAGCACCTGAGCAAGTACCACAGCAGAAGCAACCGCCTCCGAGTGAAGACTATGATCTGCGTGATGACATGCAGACAGAGTTCACTGTGTCTAGTCGCGAAGGCTCACCACAGGTAGATGTAGCGGTTGATCAGGCTCTAGCCGATCTACGTGGTGACATCAACACACGCAACTTCCCAACGCTACCGACGCCAGGTGTTGTAGCTAAGCAAGACCTACCACCTGAATTGACACCACCTGCTGCAGCTATACAGTGGCCTCCTGCTTCACCCGCCGCACCTAGCGCAGTAGCACGTGCACCTATACCACAAGAGTTTGCAACTGTTGACAGGGGACAGAGGCCGGGTGCACCTATACCTGATGTGAGTGCTAGTACTGCTCAACCTACAGCACCTACACGTGTACCCGGTCAGAGCATTGTGAATGCTATCTACTCACGTCTACCTAATCTGTCTACTGCAGCACAACAAGGTGACAAAGGCACACCGCCGCAACTACCCAACATGCCGCCACCATCCGCACTCATGCCCAGCTTGCCGCCTATGCCACAAGGCATGACACTTGAAGGTGTAGGTGAGTGGTTGAAGCAGAACTTCGGTCCCGGCGGTGCACCGCCTGCACAGCAAGAGTTCAATACTAAGCTGCAGAATGCTGTGCAACAGAAGTTCGGTGATATACGTGGTGCTGTAGGTGGCTTCGATCCGATGGCGTTCATTGAACGTCTACGCTACGGGCCTAAGAGTGTGAAGACTACTACTATCGGTCAACCACAACAGCCTGCAACTAAACAACCCGCACGCACGATGCCGGGTGGTACACCGTATATGCCAGATCAACCGCCGCTTACACTTGTGCCTAAGAAGGGTGGGCCTACTAATACTACGTTGAGTGGTGGTGGCAGCAGTGCAAGTACTGTGCCTCTACCCGATAGTGGTGGTGTTGGTATAAAGCAAATGCCTGATGGTAGTACTTTGGTCAAGATGCCTGATGGCTCGATGATGCGTCGTCGCGTTGTCAACGGCCAAGTAATTCTTGATGTACCTAATGATACTCCTACGGGTGAAGAAGTAACTGCTGGGCAATAGTATGTCAGATGGTTATACATCGTATACCAAGGATGAGTTCATAGCCAAGTTCGGCTACGATCCTGACGCTGTTGGTGAGCCTGTTGCTGCTAGCGGCGGTTCACCTATCACCAATCACTTGAAGTCTGCAGCAGTCGGCGTGATGACTGTGCCGACTGACATTCTCAACTTCCCATCTACTGTGTACAAAGGCGCTGGTGCGCTTTACGACGCATACGCCAATGACACCAAGTTCGTTGATGAGTTCCAGAAGCGCATACAAGTTGAAGGTGCTAAGGACAACGTACAGAAGCACTTGCAGGATGTCGTCACATCATGGCGACAGCGTGATCCTAGCTTGACACCTGAACAACTTGAAGCTGGCATAGCTGAGTACCAGAAGTCGAAGCAGTTTGAAGACTTCACCACTGAGCAACTGAGTGGCACGCAGTATGTAGCAAGCAAGTGGCGTGATACGAGTAGGCGTTTGCTAGGTGACGAGCGTACAGAGGATCAACGCAGTTGGACTGAGAGTGCTGGTGAAGTACTAGGTGGTGCACTAGTCGGCGGTCCTGCTGGTTGGGTTGGTAGGCTTAGTACTGTGCCTAGACTAGCAGGTGTTGTAGCTAATCCTGTAGCACGTGGTGCTATTCGTACTGCCGAAGCACTCACACCGCTGACGATGCCTTATACTGGTACGAACGTAGCAATCAACGCGGCTGCTGGCATTGGTATAGATCAAGCGGTGCGCTATGCACAAGGTAAGTCTACAGCATTCACACCTACTGATGAAGACAGTGCAGGCATTGCATCGTTGGCTGGCACGTCTGCTGTTGTTGCAGGCGCTGCAGCGTTCGTAGCTGCTGTACGTGGTAGGACTAGACAAGCACTACAGCAAAGTCAGACTGAGTTAGCACTGCAAGCCAATCCGCAGTTGAACTACAGAGTTGAACTTGATCCACAGACAGGCCAATCGTTCATACGTGGTGGTGCGCCACAACAACTAGGCCCATCGTCTGAGCTAGAGGAAACATCGAACAGAAGTCTGTTCGGTCGTGTACAAGGTTGGCGTCGCAGTGCACGTGATAGGCTCATTGATCAGGCTGCACACCCCAATGCGATGATCCGTGACATACACGGCGGTGAAGTAGCGAGAGAGGCTGAGAACCTATACACACGTAACACAGGCGCTGTGCTCACAGACCGCATCGCATCAGACACTATCACCATCGACGGTCCAGTGCGTGATGCATGGGCAGCTATGTCGCCTGAGAGACAACGTGCTGTTGCTAATGCACACTGGATGACATCATACGGGTCGGACATACTGACCACGATGGATGATCTACGCACTAGGATCGCTAATCTACAGACACAGATCACCAATCCACGCACGCAGCAGTCGTCTATCAACACACTGCAAAATCAGGTTGCAGAGTTGCAGACTAGCTTGCGTCGTCTAACCAACGATGATCCAGATGCACGCATGCGTGTGCCTACGATCAGTCAGAACACTGTGTTCTCAACACGCAACACGTTTCTAGCTGACACCGATCCACAGGTGATGGCTTACAAGAACGCAGTTAGAAATCGCAACCGCATACTGCTCGACATGCAAGTAGCTAGCGGTAGGCTGTCACGTGCGACTGCGGATGAGTGGCACCGACGCAATCCATACTACGTGCAAGCGGTCAATGATCCATACAACAACCTGACAGGCTGGGCACGCACTCTTGCCAAGTGGCGTGGCTCTGTTCGTGCTGCACAGACTAGAGCAAGCGAAGGCTCTGCAGCAGGCACACTGCGTGAAGGACCGCTGCGCAGTCTAGACAAGAACCCTGCAGCAGTACAAGGTGTAGGTGCACCTGAGACACGCATCACGCATCCAATGGAGCCGATGAGTGCATCGCAAGAGTACACAATTCGTACACTGCGAGAGGTCGCACATACACTGCCACGCAATGAGTACATCAGGCTGTTGACACAAGACCCTGCAGGCAATCCATCTGCACTTGTCATTGACGGTCGTATACGTGGTGTGCAGAGTGGTGTTAACAGATACTGGTTCACTCCTGAGCAGTTGAACTCACCTACATTCAGACACTTGAAGGACAGAACAGACGTAGCTATAGAGTGGCAGAACGGTCAAGCACGTGTGTGGGAGTTTGGTGATCCTGAAGTAACACGTGCGCTGCGCATGGAGCCTGTGCAGTTGTCGGGCTTGATGAAGACAGCGACAGCAATCACCAACAACTTCAAGTTCTTCACCACTGGCAAAGGCAATCCTGCGTTCGCACCTGTCAACGGTTACTACAACACTGCCATTGCGATGTTGACACACAGAGCAGATAGAGTGTTCGGCCCTGTGTCATATGGACTACACCGTGTGTTGCCAGAGCGTGCAGCTAGGATCATCGGTGGTACTGTGCCAGATGTCACGTCGATCGCAGCGATGCCTTACTACGCAGTCAAGAACTTGATCCAACTACAGACACACTTCTTGACAAGGCCGCTAGCACGACAGCTTGCACAGAACGTAGTACCATTTCAGGCGTTGCAGTCTGTAGTCGGTCAGCGCATGTTCAACAGCATGGTCAACGTGGCTAGCCGTGTTGCACTGTGGGCTGATCAATCACCCGCAGTAGTACTACGCCGTGGTGGTGCTGGTCATGGTGTGCAGTCGATTGACAACATACCCAAGATACGTGACAGCTTCAGTTCAATGAAGGAGAGAGTGCCTGCACCACTGCGGTATGCGTGGCAGTTCTACACTGATGTGCTCGACAGCTTCCATCTCTCTGACAAGGCGCAGTACTTCACTCAGAACCACGCGCTGTTGTCACGTAGACATGGTGGCAATATACCACAGCGCGATCTTGAACGGCTGATTGACGAGACACGCAACATCTCTGGCGATATGTCACTTGTACCGGCTAGTAAGTTGATGCAAGATGTTGAACGTGTAGTGCCGTATATGACGCAGACCAAGCTGGGTGCGTATCATCTAGCACGCAACATGTTCGGCAGGGATACAGCGCAATTCGTTATACCGCGTATGATGGTTGCGATGTACGCAGTCGGTCAGTCGTACTACTTCATGACGCACTGGAACGATGAGAGTAGGAAGAAGCTGTGGCAAGAGACACCTGAGTATGATCGCTATCGCTTCGTCTACATACCTACTCCACAACTGCTGCTAGCATGGGGCAAGGGTGAGAACCCTGCATACAGTGATGATCTAGTATACAAGGTGCGCATACCACCC